TGGAATAATTTGCGATGTTGATTTTGCAGATATTCCAGACAAAAATTTACAAGATGTAATCGAAGGAAAAATGTCAATTTATGACGCTATTGCTTCTTGATTGGTAAACTATCTTGTAACGTAATTATTTATTCAACCCTCACCAACCCCACTAATTTCAAACCCTAAGCTTATGAATTCCGCAAAGTACATCCAAGATTATGAGAGAGATTTAAGGTTTATTCATTTCTCTAAAGAAACGATCAAGAACTACAGCAGCCAAATCAAACTGTTTTTGAATTACTTCAAAGAAAAAGACAGTCCAAAACATATTTCGGCCGATGAGATCAAAAATTACCTGCTAAATGCAAAAGAAGTCAATTCACAAAATGCCATGCACTCAGCAATCAAGAAGTTTTATGTTTTGACCATTAAGCAAAACCGAAAATTCGAATACATTCCGTATGCCAAAAAAGAAAAGAAAATCCCTTTGGTGATTGATGTTGATGAGTTGGTGGCGATGATTGATAAAATCGAAAATAAAAAGCATAAAGCAATTATTGCGCTGACATCATCCGTTGGTTTACGGGTTTCCGAGGTGTTGAATCTAAAATTATCCGATATCGACAGTCCTTTGATGCAAATCAACATCCGTGGGGCCAAAGGCAAAAAAGACCGGATTGTTCCCTTAACACCTAAAGTTCGTGAAATAATCCGACTCTATTATGTTGAATATTTGCCTGAAGAATATCTTTTTAACGGGCAATTTGGTTTGCAATATTCCTCTGGTAGCTGCAACCAAATCGTAAAAAAGTACCTGGGTAAACAATACCACATGCACACCCTGCGGCATTCGGCAGCAACGGGATTATATGAAAAAGGAACCGATTTAAAACTTATTGGGGATTTGCTTGGGCATAGCAGCCGAAAAACAACCGAAATCTATACCCATACATCCGGCAAAAAACTGCAAAGCCTGCAATTTGCTATTTAATACATAAAGAAATTCATTGAAATAGCATTGAGGTTTTCCGTAAAAAGCATAAAAAAACAGTTCTTACTTTTGTCGTCCCAAATAAAACTTAGTCAAATAAGTCTTTAACCTCGCAGCCTAATGCCTTGCTTATTTTATACAAGGTGGCTAAACTGGTATTCATTTCACCGCGTTCAATGCGGCCAACGGTCGTTTTCTGAATATCAGCATCGTAGGAAAGCGCAGCCTGAGAAATGCGTTTCAAAACACGTTTGTTTCTAATGTTGCGGCCTACTCGTTTTATGAGTTCTTTTTCGTTTAAGTCTTTCACGCAATAAAATTGCGGTTATATCAGTAAACAAATGGGCGCGTAAACGCGCTTTTTTTAATAAAAAATAAAAAATAAATCAGTATCAACTTATGATTCCAACACAGCAGCAACTCGATTCCGTCCCTTTTCAGTACGCCAATGACGTGCGTAGCGGTAAAATCATCGCGGGAAAACGCATCCGGCAGGCAGTAGATCGTTTTTACAGCTGGATAGCCGATGCCGAAAAAGACGGCTTTCACCTGGACCACGAAAAAGGAATGCGAATCATCCATTTTTACCCCACTTTTCTCAATCATACCATCGGTAAATTGGCGGGAAAACCTTTCGTATTGGCACCGTTTCAGCAATTTACCATGTACAATCTATTCGGCTGGATCAAAACCGAAACCGGAAAACGCCGCATCAAAACCGTTTACGACAAGCGCGCCAAAAAAAACGGAAAAACCGCTGAAATGGCAGGATTGGCATTGTACTGTCTGTCTTTCGATCTCGAAATGGCCGCCCAAATCTACGTTGGGGCCACCAAGGAAGAGCAGGCGCGCATCTGTTGGGAGCAGGCCAAAATGTACATCGAAAGTCCGGTGGCAAATCCCGAATTAAAAAAACTCGGCTTTTACTGCCTGCAAAAAATAATCGGATTCAAAAAAACAGGCTCCAAAATGATGCCGTTGGGAGGCGATTCCAAAACACAGGACGGAATCAACTGTCATCTGGGAATTATTGACGAATACCACGCCCACCCTGATGATTCCGTTAAGGAAAACTTAGAATCCTCTACCGTGCAACGTGCCCAACCCATCATTTACCAAATCACCACCGCAGGGGCCAACGTGCAATCAGCCTGCAAAAACTATGAAGATGCCGTAATCGAGGTTTTAGAAGGCCGAAACATAGACCACCGCCTTTGGGTGATGATTCATGATATCGACTACGAAGATTTAAAAGCCGAAGATTCCTGGGAAGATAAAAGTTTGTGGGCCAAAGCCAATCCGTTGTTGGGAAATGGCTTGTCTATCGAGGGGATTGAAGATGAGTACACCAAAGCAATCAACCAGCCTTCTAAAATTAGAAACTTCAAAACCAAAAACTTAAACATGTGGGTCGATCAGCAATTTTCGTGGATTTACAACGAAGATTGGATGAAAAATAAAGTCGATGAAATCCCGATGGGAAAATTTACACAATTCGGGGCTTATGCCGGATTAGACCTTTCTACCACAACCGATTTAAGTGCTTACGCCATCCTTTCGGAACCCGATGAGCGTCAGGAACGGTATTTGAAAATCTGGCTTTTTTGTCCCAAAGACACCATCGAAAAACGTTCCCGTGAGGACCGTGTGCCATATCAGTATTGGGCAGATCAGGGCTACATCATAGCCACGCCCGGCAACGTTATCGATTATTTTGTGATTGCCGATATTATAAAATCTACCTACCACGAGCATAAAGTGGTCAGGTTAGAGTACGACCGCTACAATGCCACCCAATTAATACAGGAATTACAGGAAGAGGGGTTAAATGTTTCCGAATTCTCGCAGGCCATCGGAACCATATCTGCGCCCACCAAGGAATTTGAAAAACTCGTTTATTCCGGCAAAATAAAACACGATGGAAATCCCGCCTTAGCTTGGATGCTCGCCTCCTGCGTGATTTATGCCGATGCCAATGAGAATATCAAAGTGCATAAAGGCCGTTCCGGTGCTAATGGCCGCCGTGTCGATGGAATTATTGCTGCCATCAATGCCTTGGGTGGTTCCATGTCAACCCCCGAAGAAACCAATGAAAGTTATTACAACAACCCCGATGCCGAATTTATTTGTTAACCCAAAATTCATAAAAAAAACATGACACAAGAAGAAAAAGCATTACGAATCCACATTGAAAAACTAGAAGCGCAACTCCAACAAATGAAAGCCCTGGGTACCACATCCGGTTTTTTCAAAGCGTATTTTAAACAACTAAAAACGGCAGCTACCAACACCGAAGCGTTTAATACCGTCAACGAGCAGTACCACGAACTTTTCGGCCGCTATAGGTACAGCAACTACGACACCTTTCGCCAACAAAAAAACAGAAACCTAAAAAAATAAAATGAAAATAATCATTACTATTCTGCTCACCTTCGCAATAGCGTATGGTACCAGCGCGTTATTCGAATTCGATTTTATAGCGCAAAATCCCGTTAGATACATGCTCACGGTATTATTAATCATCCTCGAATTGGCCACAGGCTTTTTCCTGGTAAAACAACAAATAAAATAATCTGCGTAAATCTTCCGAATCTGCGTGCAAAAAAAAACAAAATGAAAATATTTTTACAATCGTTTTTTCAAATCGGTTTAGTTGCTATAAACACGATGTTAATTTCAAAAGGAATTATAATTGGAGTTTTTGTAGTCTCTTTTTTGATTAGTTTGCTTTGGGCTTTCAATGTTTCCAAAGTGGCAATGTCAACATTAACCCAAAAAATAACCTATGCATTCGGCGCAGGTTGTGGTGCAATAGTTGGCTTGGTTTTAGTAGCCCAATTTCTTTAATTTCTTAAATCAGTATTCCAAAAATTAAAAAACAATCATGTCCGAAAAATTAAAAGCCACCAACTTAGCTAAAGCCATAAGATTATTACCTTTACCCAAAACCTACCCGCCCGCAACCGTCACCGTGGCGGTGGGTCCATTAAAATACACCTTCGAAAAAGAAAACAACGAATGGTATTATAAGTTTTAGCAAAGTCATTGCGAGGCACCAAGCAATCTCACTACAATTTGTAGAAAAAAGTATTAATTTTAAAAAAATATCAAAATGACTTACGAAGTAAATAAAGAGCAGATAGCGTCTATAAGGAGTTACTTAAATGTTATGAATGCAGGTAATTTTGAACATTTAAAAGAATTCTCATTAGAAACATTAGACAGATTAGAAAAGCAATTACCGCAAGTAGATAATTATGCTTTGAAATTTGGTGAATATATACAAGATCGTTTGTGTGGTGAAGATTGGTTTTTGTTAAATAAAACCGTGGAAGAATTATACGAAGAATTTAAAAAGCAACAATAATGAAAAGTCCAATATTTTCTCGAAGTCGCAAAATTAAAATTCTGTAGAGAATTCGAAAAAAAAATTCTGTAAGTTTTTGCAAAAAAACTATAAATTTTCTAGTAAAAATAATTTCTTAAATCCGTTTAGTCTGCGTGCTAAAAAAAATATAAATCATGAAAGTAAAAAAAATTTCAATTTGCCCGGTCAATCCTTCGATTTCGGTTTGAATAGCACGAAATTGTACTGTTTCTTCAGGATTTAACGCCCGGGTTTCAGTTGTAGCCGTAGCGGTTAAAGCTTGTTGAGCTGCAATTTTTTGAGCTCGTTCTTGTTTTAATTCGGATGATTTTTTCATCTTGTTACAAATTTTGATTAATAATTAACTGAGCTTCAAAAGCGTTGAGCTCTTTATTTTTATCCGTTGTCCGTTGTTCGTTGTCCGTTGTCGGCTGCACTTCGGGATTTACAGGGATTTCTTTTTTGATTATATCTCGAATTTCTTCGATGGTTTGGTATTCGCGTTTTAAGGCTTCAGGATTGGAACCTATAGGAACAATGGACCACTCTAACAATTCCTGTTCGTCAAAATAAAGAACGTCACGATCTTCCCCGAATTTTTCATCGCCCCAGTGTCCTTTTTTTGGATTGGCCCCGATGGATGCCATGCGAAGGGTTCCGGCTTGTACTTTTTGCCAAACCTTTTCGGCCAAAGGATTAATTTCGGCAGGCTCGAAACGAACGACTCCAATTAATTGATTTTCTTCGATTCTTATTTCGGAAACACCAATCAGCATATCAGGATTATCAGAATAGGATTTGTGTGCATAAAAAACCACGGGATTGTTTTCGTAGCGTTTTAAATCCCAACCCGAAATTTTAAAAACGGTTCCGTAAGTATCCGGTGCTTCAGTAGAAATCACAAATTCAGCTTCGCGATTTTCTTTGTTTTTATCGGATAAAGCACGCACCACGGCTTCACGGGTTACGGGTTTATTTAGATTGATTTCCATTTGCTTTTAAATTTTGATTGATTTGTGACTCGGTGAAGGTGTTGACTGGTGTTAGGTGTTGGTTTAAGAATTCGGGACCATCGTTTTGATCTTCCAATCTTCTTATTTCCTGACGGCTGTAAACACCTGCCGTTACCATTTTAGAATAATATTCGCCACGGGCAGCAGAATCAGCACGCAGCAGGACATTCATATTTCCTTTGACAAAAAAGCCGCTTTGCTTTTCTCTATCGGACAGGAGTTTCTTAGCGTATTCCTGTTCGATATTGGTGATGTGTGGCTGAATCGTATCAGACACATGGTCGAGCGATTGCTGCTCGATATTATTATTGGTAGATTGTTGCAACGACTTGATTTTGTGCGTTTAGCGAAATGTTTGGGGGTCAACAAAGAGCCGCTGCAACTGATAAATCCTATTTATCCGGTTGGGGAGGCTTTTTGTCGTTTGGTACAGGCGGTACTGGGAGTTTTATAAAACCCGCTACAGCCTTGAAACTAT